CGATAGCGACGACGATGTCGGCTTCATCGGGAAGCGCGTTCAGGTTCTCGGCTGAAGTCGTGCCGCCTGTGGTCTGGCCGAACACCGTGGTCGTGGCGCCCACGGTCTTGCGGACAGCTTCCGTCGCATAGCTGAACTCGCCCGAGGCCGGGATCATTGTCACCGCCTTGACCAGCCCCTCGGCGGTGTCGGGATCCGCGAGCGGGCGGAACACCTCGAAGGACAGCTGCGGCAGACGGTTGCCGTAGGTCGAGAGCGCCAGCTCCTCGAAGACGACGTAGGCGGTCCCGCGGTAGGCGGGCGTGTTGGCCGCGCCCATCTTCGCCGCAACGAACGGATCGGCCGTCTGGGTCTCGTCGCCTGGATACCAGCGCCATGTGATGCCGGTCATGTCGAGCGGCTTGCCGTCGGCCCAGATGCGCCCGATACCAGTGATCGGGCCTTCGCAGAGAGCCACGGCAAAGGACGCATAGTAGAGATACTCGGTCGTCCGGACCTTGCCGCCGCCGCCGCCCTTGCCACCGCCTTGCGTCGTGGTCTTCGTCTCCTCGCGGAAATCCGTGGCCCAGATGATGTTGCCGCCGATGCGCATGCGGCCGTAGAGGCGTGGGATGATGGCGCCTTCGGTGGCGGAGGTGATGCGCAGGGAATCCAGCCGCTGGCCCTCGATCTTCTGCGCTGGCGCCAGCGAGGACACGATCCAGCTGTCGACCACCGAACCGATGGTGGAGCCGATGAAGCCACCGATGGCGGCCCCGGAAAAGCCGAGGATCGCGCCGCCGAAGGCTCCGCCGATGGCAGAACCGACGGCACCGAGGACGAGCGTGGCCATGGCGGAAATCTCAGCGTGCAGGAAACAGGAAGGCGAAGGCGATGCGCCGCCGCCAAGTCGGTGTCAGCGCTTCCTCGATCACGCCGAGGCGTTCGTAGGCGTGGAGAAAGGTGTCGGGATTGGTGAGGATCCCGACATGCTTGGCGATGGCGCGGGGCATCATCCGGAACAGGATCAACGCACCGGGTGGGGCCTTGGATGGATCAAGTTCCGGCATCATCCGTCGCGCCCCTTCGGCCAGCACTTCGTGCGGCCCCGTCTCGCCCCAGTCGCGGCTGTAGGGCGGGATGGGGAACGGCTCCGGCCCGACCACATCGCGCCAGACGCCGCGCGCGAGACCGAGGCAATCGCAGCCGACCCCGCGCAAGCTGGCCTGGTCGTGATAGGGTGTGCCGAGCCAGGACCGCGCGGCGGCGATGACGCGGGCGGGATCGGCGGTCGCGATTGGCGATGTCACAGCACCGCCCCCTCGTGGCCACCGTCTTTCGTCGCGTAGCGCAGAACCGCGTCTTGCCCCGGAATGTGGGGAAACCCCCGGAAGCTGGCGACATTGGCAAACTTCGCGCTGCAGGTCGCGATCCGCTTGTCGCAGCCCGCCCGGACCACGAACGCATCCGTCGCCATGATCGGGCGCACCGGCGCCTCCAGCAGGGTCAGGATCGCCACCCCGTCGACGAGGTCATGGGACAGCACCTCGACCCGCCGCCCGGCGTTCGCGCCGCTCGACCATTCGACCAGGCCGAAGGCGAACCACCCTGCCGCGAAGGTGCCGAGGCCGGAAGCGGTGAAGGCCCGGTCGCGCAGCACATCGATCACCGCGCCGATCCCCTTGAAGGCCGGGGCCTCGAGGTTCACGCCGCAGCGCGCATCGCCCAGCGCGGCATCGCAGCTGGCCTGAAACGTCCGCCCCACCGTCTGGCCGAGGACATGGGCGAGCGACCGAACCTCTGCCACGAAGGCCAGTCGCCCGCGCCGGATCTGTCCGATGGCCCCGCGACGCAGCAGCACGCGCTGCGAAGGGGCCGACCAGTTCACCCGCCAGACCTCGACCGCCGCATTGTCCCAGCGGCCGTCGAGGATGTCGGTCTCGGTGATGCGGTCCGACGACAGCACGCCTTGCGCATCCTGTGCATCGACGGACAAATCAGACCCCGACCGCACTTCGGACGCCGTCAGCCCGCTTTCCGGCTCGAACTCGGTGCCGTCGAACGACAGGGTCCGGTCGTGGTCCGTGAAGCCGAAGCTCACCCCATCGGCGCGGGTGATGCGCCAGCACCAGGCGAGCGTCGTCGTGCCCTCGTCGAGATGGGCTTGCAGCGCGGGCGGGAGGGACTTCATGGCCGGTCTCCCCGCGCCGCTGCTGCGCAAAGGGCGGCAACGAAGACACCGATCGCTCCGCCCACGACCATCCCTGCGAAAAACTCAATCATCGCCGCGGAACCCGCGTTCGATCCGGTCGCGCAGGCCGATCAGGCCGAGGCCGAGCGCGATCAGCGCAGCCGGAGATGCGTCACCGGAGCCTGCCAGCGTCGCGACGAGGCGGGCGAGGTCGGCCAGCGGGCCGGTGGCGGGCAGCGCGAGGGAGGCGGCGCCGGTCGCGAAGGCGAGCAGCCCCGCCCACCAGGTGAGCGAGGTCGGACGAATGTAGCGCATGGGATCAGGCCCTCCGGATCAGGGTGGTGAAAAGGCCGACCAGCCGGGCGAGCCAGCCGGAAGGCGCGTCTGGCGCAGGCTCGGGGACAGTCGGCTGCGGCACGAGCGGCTGGCGCAGGAGCGCCAGCGCCTCGGCCTCGGTCAGGCGGCGGACGGGGCGCGAGAAGTCCACCCGCCCGTTGCGGTCCACGGCCCAGACCGGGATCGTCCCGCCGGGATAGCGGCCGTGGCGAAAGAGGTCGCGTTCAGCCTCGCGGCGCGGGATGATCGCGGCCGGTCGCCGCCAGTTCAGAAACGCGTCGGCGGCTGCAACGCGATTGCCGGCGTTGAGCGCCCTGGTCAGCGTGGCCCTGGCGATGGCGCCGGTGTTGTAGTGGAAAGACACCAGCGCATCGAACTCGTGGGGCTCGAGCGGCACCTTCACCGCGCCCAACACCTCGGTCTCGTAGGCGGCAAGGTCGGCGCGAAAGAGCCGGAAAGCCTCACGGATCCCGGCATCCAGGTCGGCCGGCATGCCGCGCGCCATTTGCGCCGGATCGGGCGGCCCCGCGGCGGCCGTGTGGCCGATGCCGAAGGACCAGACCTGTTTCACATCGAGATAGGGTCCGGGCACGATTCCTTCGTGCCGGACGAGGGCCAGGAGGCCCCGGTCGGTCATGTGCATGGGATTACCTGAGAAGCGAGAGGACGAGGATCAGCGCGGCGACGGCGAGGCCTACGCCCAGGCGATGGCGGAACGCCTGGCCTGGATCGCCCGGGTCGCAGCGAAGGGCGCGCGCGCGGCGGAGAAGGTCATTCATCGTCCGCCCCCCCCTTCGCGCCGCTGAGCCGGGCAAGAACGAGTTCGATGAAGGCGGGGCCGAAGACGCCCACGAGATAGGCGGCCGAGCCCGCCGCCCCGCCCGCGGGGATCGCCTGCGGCGGCAGGGCGAGCCAGGCGGTGACGAGCGCCATCGAGACGCTGCCCATCCCGGCCGCGATCAGCCCGCCAAGCAGGATGTGGCGCAGCGCGTCGCGCAGCCGCATGCGCGTGGTCAGGGCGTTGGTGGCGCCTCCCAGCGCGCCCCAGGCGGCGAGGATCACCGCCGTCGAGGCCGCCAGTTCGCGCAGCACCGCCGCCAGAAATCCGGTCTCGTCGTTCATGTGCGGATCTCCAGCAGCGGGATCGAGGTGATCGACCCGAGACGTTCGAGGTCGAGGGTGACGTCGAGGGCGTCGGTGTCGAAGCGGACGGGGACGTCGAATTCGAAGCCTGCGGTGATGACGACGCCAGCGGCCGGGGCCGTGGCGAAGGTGACAAGACCGGTCGATGTCGAGATCGACCAGCCGGTTGCCTGGGGTGTGCCATTCAGCGCGATGGTCACCGTCCCGGCCACGGGCTTTGTGATGGCGCGCGTCCAGGACTGCGCCCCCGAGGTGTAGCGCTTGGCCAGTTGGAACTGGGTCGTGCTGCCGTTACCGGTGCCGATCGGCTGATCGGTCGGGCCCGGCGTCTGCGACGGCAGGCAGGACTTGAAGTCGGCCCAGTCCTTGAACCTGAAACCATGCAGGCGGCCGTTGCGGGCCTCGAAAAAGGCCACGACCGCTGCCAGATCGTCGGCGCGGCGGATGCCGTAGGCCACGTCATAGCGGCGGCGCGAGTTGGCCCAGCTGGCGTTGCGCTCCTCGGTCCCGCTTGCCAGTTCGACGATCTGGGTGCGTCGCTCCGGGCCGCCGCGCGCGCCCCGGCTGATGTTGTCCGGAAACCGGACCTCGTGAAATGCCATGGGTGGTCCTCACATGCCGCGCCGCCCGAGCGACACGGCGCGGGCGATGTCGCTCGCGACCTGCGTGCGGGACTGGCGGAAGCTCTCGGCGTCGCGTGCGTTGATCGTGACGTTGACGGTGGACGCGCCCGACTGGCCGAACCCTGCCGCCTCGCGCCGGGACAGGACCCGCTCCCCCCTTTGCAGGATCGCGGGGACCTCGTCGGGCCGCAGCCCGGCCCAACCGCCGGTGTGCATGCGCGGGGCATTGGCGAAGGCCAAGGCCGGGACTATCCGGCCGGGACCAGGGGCGCCGACCATGCCACCCGCATGCAGGGTGTTGGCGAACAGCCCACCCGCCCCGCCGAGGGCGCCGGAAAGCGCATTGGCGATGGGGCCTAGGATGAAACGGCGGGCCGCGAGCTTCGCGAGGTCG